CGGAGAAAAATCCGAACAAGGGTCGGAAAAATCTCCGACAAATCAGGATACCAATCATCAGGGTACCAATCAGGATACCAGTCAGGACTTGCAAGGCAGCCCGGACAAGCCGGCCCGCAATCTGGTTCTGGTGGCTGATCGCACCGATGCGCCACGGGTTGAGATTCCCGCTGACATGCCGGGCCCAAAAGACCAATCCTGCAAAACCTTCAAGGTCTGGGCGAACTACGCCATGGCCTACCGCAAGCGCTACAGCACTTGGCCTGTGTGGAACGCCAAGGTAGGTGGCCAGCTTGGACAACTGGTCGACCGCCTCGGCGCCGATGTCGCCCACCACGTCGCGGCTCACTTCCTGAAAACCAGCGATGCCGCGGTGCTGCGTAAGTGCCACAGCCTCAACGAACTGTTGGCCAACGCTGAGAGCTACCACACCCAATGGGTGACCGGTCAGCGCATCAACGGGACGACCGCACGCCAAATGGAGCGGACCGAAGCGAACGCGTCCGCCGCCGAGCAGGCCGCGCAAATGGTCTTGGCCAAGCGCCAAGCGGGAGAGCGCAATGAGTACCTTTGAAATGAACGACCAGCAGGTTGCCGGGCTTGCTGCAGCAATCTGCGCCACCGCCGAGGCAATGGGTCAGGAAATGAACCCAGGCACCGCGGCGATGATGGCCGAAGACCTTTGCGCTTACTCGGTGCCCGCCGTGAAAGCCGCGCTGAAGGCCTGCCGCTTCGAGGTGAAGGGCAAGCTGGCGATGGCCGACATCCTCCAGCGAGTGCAGGCCGCTGATGGCCGCCCGGGCAAGGACGAAGCATGGGCGATCGCCATGACCACCAACGATGAATTCGAAACCGTGGTGCTGACCGACGAAATCCAGCTCGCACTGGCTGCTGCAAAACCTGTCCTCGATGCCGGTGACAAGGTCGGTGCGCGCATGGCGTTCAACAGCGCTTACGAGCGTCTGGTGGGGCAAGCTCGGGAGGACAGCAAAGAGGTGAACTGGCATGTGTCTGTTGGCTTTGACGCCAACCGCCGCACGCAGGCGATCACCAAAGCTGTGCAAATGCAGAGAATCCCACAGGAGCGCGCTCAGCAGTACCTGGCCGACTTGAGTGTCGCGCCGGTAACTGAAGACGGTCGGGCCGTCGTCGCGCTGCTCACCGGCGAGGTAGCACGGCCCTCCCCAAAACTGCGGGAGAAGCTCGCCGCGGTGAAGGACTCCATGCTGGCTATGCGGAAAGCCACAGAAGAGGAAAAAACCGAACTGCGAATTCTGGCAGCCAATGAGCTGGCGGATCGCCGAGCGCTGCTGATTCAGCAGGTCGAACAATTGGAAGCAAGGAGTGCAGCTCAATGAGCATCGATAAAAAAAAGCTCCAGAAGCTTTTGTGGGCCGAGGCCGCGTCATTCCGGTCTGACTGCGCAGAATGGAAGCTTAACACTGAAGCGCTGCAGGACTTTCTCGGCGAGAGAACCGTGGAAGAGGTTGCGCTCGAGCTGCTGGCTGAGAACGAACGTCTGACGAAGCAGCTTGGCGAATTGATCGTGTTGCAACCGAGCAAGGTGGTGCAGCGATGAATCCCGAATACACGATCCGCGACCAGCGCGACGTCAATCGGCTGGCCGGCGTTCTACATGCCATCGACCTGAGCAAGCCGAAGGTCGTTGTGATCCGCGACGAGAAACGCCCGGACATCTGCAACCGCAAGATGTGGGCAATGCTTAAGGACGTTTCCGACCAGGTGATCTGGCACGGCAAGAAACTGACCAGTGAGGACTGGAAGTGCCTCTTCAGTGCCTCGCTCGAAAAGCAGCGCGCGGAGCCTGGCCTCGACGGCGGCTTCGTCGTCATGGCCGTCTCGACCCGCAAGCAATCGCAGAAGTGGTTCAGAGATCTGTTCGAGCTGATGCACGCCTTCGGCGCCGAGCATGACGTGCGCTGGACAGAGCAAGACAAATGGGGTGGGAGGTATTGATGCGTACTGCCCTCAAGGATGTGAAGCAGAAAACCTGCAAGGCCTGCGGCGAGAAGTTCGCGCCGATGTTCAACACCACACAGGTTGTGTGCAGCCCGAAATGCGCGCTGGCTCATGCGCCGGCCAACAGCGAGAAAGCCCGCAAAGCTATCCACCAGCGCGACCGCCGCGAGATCCGGGTGCGCAAGGAGAAGTTGAAGAGCAGGGCTGTTCACCTGCGCGAAGCCCAGACGGCGGTGAACGAATACGTCCGTCTGCGTGACGCTCACCTGCCATGCATCAGCTGCGACTCGATGCCGAACGACAAAGACCTCATGACGGGCAGCCGCTGGGACGCTGGTCACTACCGATCTGTCGGCGCCTGTCCCGAGCTGCGCTTCGAGCCACTGAACATTCACCGTCAGTGCGTGAAGTGCAACCGCAACCTGTCCGGCAACGCGGTCGAGTACCGCATCCGGTTGGTGCAGCGCATCGGCGCCGAAACCGTTGCTTGGTTGGAAGGGCCTCATGAGCCCCGCAAGTACACCGTCGAAGAAATCAAAACCATCAAGGCCGAATACCGAGCCAAGACCCGCGAACTGAAGAGGGCTGCAGCATGATCTATCCAAGTGTTCTGAACGCAGTTGTCTCGGCCCTCGCGGCTGAGGCGATCGACAACACAAGCAAGCAGGCGTGGCAGAAGCTCTACAACTCTGCCGACGAGGAGGAGGGCGGCGATCTGGCGACACTGGTTCGCTCTCGCGGCGCCGACACCATCGACCGCACTCAAGTGGATTGCTGGGTATCTGCCCGGCTGCACAGTGCACTCGAGCAGAAGCACTGGGATGCGCTGGTGGCGAAATACAGCACCCACAAGGGCCGCAAGGTGCAAGCCATTGCTGCACTGCAAACGCAGATCAACACGCCGGCGCCGAAGCTGTTCCTTTTCAAGGCGAGCACCGCATGGGCAATCCCGCAGTTGAAAGGCGTTCGGCCGAAGGTGGCGACCTCCGTGTCAGTCGAGATCCCGATCGATGCGCCAGAGTGGCGCCGTGAGGCTGTGGTGAAGGCTGCGCTGGCGGCCGGTCAAGCGAAGGTCAAGCGTGACAGCTCCCGATCGGCTGACATGATCGTGCTCAAGGACAGCTTCTACGACATGAACACCTGGGACAACGACGGCACCCCGGAGTCGACTCGTCGCCGGTGGCGTCAGGATATCGGCCGCGCTGCTGATGACCTGGTGAACGAAGCTCTGGCGCATGCAGCCGACATTCTCGGAGGCGAAGGTTTGCTGATTGAACAAGCTGCGTGATTGCCTGTTGACATCAGTGAGCGAATGAGCGAAATTAACACCATCCTGTCATTCCTGCGCGTATCGAGGAGTGAAAAACAAAACCCGGCCACCGAGCCGGGTTTTTATTGCTCGGAAATCTACGAAGAATTACCCTTGTGGCTTCCATGAAAGGAGCCTATATGGCCAGTGTTTCTGCTTCTCAATATGCTCTTGCCAAAGCCAAAGCGGATTTTCCAACTTTCACAGTAGACCTTCATCCTGACAGTAATTCACCGAACATCGTGTGGGTTGTGTTTTCAGGCGGAAAGGTGATTGGTGTCTTCAAGGACTGGCCTTCAGCTAGCGCAAAAATCGGTGAGATCGAACAAGTCCAGTTGAGAAACTGGCTTGATAGTCGCAGAGACCATGACGATTCGTTCACACAATCGTAGAAGAAGACCCTGAAAGGGCTATAAAGCAAAGCCCGGCCACTGCGTCGGGTTTTTTATTGTCCGCTCGTTATATGCTCGCAGCTCACTCATGCCTTCAAGCCAGGAAAAGATGAAGAGAGATAAGCAGGCAGCAAAGAGCGTACTTTATAGCGTTCAAACATATTCGAAGGCTGACGGGATTGATAAATCTCGTCTAGAAACACTTCGCACCAATGTCGGCTACTCCCAAGAAGACTGGGACTATGCTGTCCGACTTCTGGTAGACAGCCGCTATCTGATCCTCGATGACAATTCGATCCGGATGACGTGGGCGGGTCATGATCTGTTGGAACTGCTGGAAAGATAATGCAGTAGATTTTCTCAAGCCTCGCCATCGTGCGGGGCTTTTTCGTTTTCGGCTCCCCACACCCATTGCTCCGAGCTGGGAGTGCAGCGGACGCCGGATTTATCAATCTCCCCAAGGGGGAGGCAACCCGGATGCCAAACATGCCTGACAAGCCAGACACATGGGCCAAGATCTGGCTGGCGTTGAGCAATCCGCTCTGGCAGGGCGTGATCATGTCCATCACCGTATCGTTGCTTCGAGTCATGTACGACGCGAAGGAAACCAGTAAGCGCCGGATTGTCTTCGAGGCGCTGATCTGTGGATCGCTGAGCTTGGTCGCGTCGAGCCTTATTGAGTGGATGGCCTGGCCTTCCAGTTTGTCGGTCGCTGCCGGTGGCACGATCGGGTTCCTTGGGGTGACAGCCATACGCGAACTGGTGACCCGTTTCCTCGGTCGCAAGGCGGATGCCGCATGAAGGCCTTCGCCGCTGCAATCATCATCGCCCTGGTCGCCGTCCTGCTCGTAGGGATTCAGCAGTACCGGGTGATCGCTCTGCGCGCCGACGTGAAGTTCGAAGCCGGCGAGAAGCAGAAGGCGGTCGACGCCAACCTCGAAAGCCAGGCCACGATCACCACCCTGCGCGCCGAAGCACAGCGCAACGCTGATTACCAGAAAGACCTGAACAAGCGGTTACAGGCCAATCAGGCCAAAGCCAAAAAGGCGGAGAAGAACTTTGAAGAACTCAAGCGCAACAGCAAGCCTGTTCGTGATTGGGCTGCTCAGCCTCTGCCTGACGGCCTGCGCGGGAAAGCCGCCACTGGTAACAAAGACAGCGGCAGTAAGGGTCGAATCCCCTGAGCTGGTGCCATGTGAGCGGGTATCTGATGAAGACCTCGCCGACAACGGCCAGCTGTGGGAGCTGAAGAACCAAGCCATCAACCTGCTCGACACCTGTGCTGACCAGGTGGACGCGCAGATCAAGCGCAGTCAGAGCAAGTAGGTCGCGACACGTTTCGCGAGAGTGCAAATTGTGTCGCGACACCGGAGCAAGGCATGACCGCAGACATCCACGACATCGCTGATCAGTGCCCCCACCTGACGGTTGCGGCTGAAGACGGCTTACATGTGATCCCTTCGGCCCTTTTGCACAAGGTTGTCTTAGGCGGTAAGCCTTCAAGCATCCTAACAGAGCCTGTGATTCGTCGAATCATTGCGGAGTGGATTGAGCAGATTAGCTCTTCGCGTTATAGCAAGCTCTCAGGGATTCCTGATACTCCGCGCCCAAATCTCTGAGGACGCTGAGGCGTGTAGTCGAAGCGTTCCACTGCTGGGCTGAATCAAGTGAATTACTGAGGCTGTCAACCTTTAGCCGGATTGGCTCGCACCTGTCGTGTTCCAAGGATTGAACTCTCAGTTGAGCGGCATTGAGTTGCGTTTGAAGGGTGTTGTTGGCTGCTCGCCATTCGCTGATGTAGCCGGTCAACTGCTCGTTGGATTTCTTCAGTTCTCCGTTCCTCTCTGACGCTACGGACAGATCGCTTTTCAGTTGTCCGTATATGGCACCCGCTGTGACTGCTGAAGATAAAATCGAAAGTGCAAGCGAAATAGACCCGGTGGTCAACCAGCTTGGCCGATTGCTTCCTTGTTGTGACATGGACACATCTCTGGAATAGGGGCGGGAAGTTTATATCAGCTAGTGAAGAATACAGAGGTAGTGAATCATGCATAGGCCATTGCCAGCGGCGATGCTGATTGAGTTGTCCGACTTCGGCATCCGACTGACTCCTGCGCCAGAAGTGTGGGAATGGCTCCAGGCCGAGATCCTTGCCGAAACCGGCAGCATTCACAACGAAGACCATGCTCACTTGATGGATGCAGATATCCGGGTCATGTGGGCATCGTCGAGCTTCGAGAAGCAGGGCCGAACAGTCCTTGGTCAAGCCGAGCAAGTAGCGTTCCGCGCCGGTGGTTGGCAGAAAGCCCGAATGGAACAGCAGATGCGTGATTGGTTCGGCGATGTGCCGGCCTACATCATCACCCTGGCTGCCGACTACTGCGCTCAATGCTCCGACGCTGACTTCTGCGCACTGGTGGAGCATGAGCTCTACCACATCGCTCAGGCGACCGATCAGTACGGCGCACCCAAGTTCACCCAAGAAGGATTGCCCAAGCTTGAGATGCGCGGACACGACGTTGAAGAGTTCGTCGGTGTGGTGCGCCGCTACGGTGCGAGCCCGGCAGTTCTAGAGCTGGTGGACGCTGCAAACAATCCTGCTGAGGTGGGGAAATTGAACATATCGAGGGCCTGCGGAACCTGTCTGCTCAAGTCGGCCTGAATGTGAGACAGGCATGAGACGGAACCCAATTTATGGCAGCCCTGAAAAACGATGTGAAAGCCTTCATCGTTCAGGCTTTGGCGTGCTTCGACACGCCGACGCAAGTCTCTCAAGCGGTGAAGCAAGAATTTGAGATTGAGATTACCCGGCAACAGGTAGAGCAACACGATCCCACCAAGCGCGCTGGAGTGAACCTCGCTGCCAAGTGGCAAACCCTTTTCCATGACACCCGTAAGCGCTTTCGTGAAGAGACGGCAGAGATACCAATCGCCAACCGAGCCTTTCGACTTCGAGCCATGAACAGATTTGTTGAACGAGCTGAGACGATGAAGAACATCGGCTTGGCCATGCAGATTCTGGAGCAGGCTGCGAAGGAGGTCGGCGACGTTTACGTCAATCGTAATCGGAAGGACGAGCCAGACGATGAGCCGGCAATCCCGACGCGCATTCAGGTCGACGTAGTGGATGCGAGGAAGCCGAATGCCGAGCCTTAACGTTCCGCAGTCGCAGTTCCTCCTGTTACCTCACAAGTTTCGCGCATTCGTTGCTGGGTTCGGCTCTGGGAAAACCTGGGTCGGATGCTCGGCGCTGAGCAAACATTTCATGGAGTGGCCCGGCGTTAACGCAGGTTACTTCGCTCCCACATACCCGCAGATCCGCGACATCTTCTATCCGACGATGGAGGAGGTAGCCTACGAGTGGGGCCTGAAGACCAAGATCAACCAGGCGAACCATGAGGTTCACATCTACAGCGGCCGGCAATATCGCGGCACTGTGATTTGTCGTTCAATGGAGAAGCCGCAGACCATTGTCGGTTTCAAGATTGGGCACGCGTTGGTGGATGAGCTGGACGTGCTGACGTCGATCAAGGCACAGCAGGCTTGGCGCAAGATCATCGCCCGGATGCGCTACAACCTGCCGGGGCTGAAAAACGGCGTGGACGTAACCACTACTCCGGAAGGCTTCAAGTTCGTCTTTTTGCAGTTCGTGAAGCAGTTGCGCGACAAACCGGCGCTGAAGGAAATGTATGGCCTCATCCAGGCCAGCACCTTCGACAACGAACTGAACCTGCCGGATGACTACATCCCATCGCTGATGGAGTCGTATCCCGAGCAGTTGATCCGCGCCTACTTGAACGGCCAATTCGTCAACCTGACGTCCGGATCGATCTACCACGCCTACGACCGCAAGCTGAACCAGTGTTTCGACACGGTGCAGCCAGGTGAGCCTTTGTTCATCGGCATGGACTTCAACGTCGGCAAGATGGCAGCGATCACCCACGTCAAACGTGATGAAGGGCTGCCTCGCGCTGTGGATGAGTTGACGGACGGCTACGACACGCCGGACATGATCCGGCGCATCAAAGAGCGCTACTGGGAACACACCGGCAACGACTTCAAGAAGACCTGCGAGATTCGAATTTACCCGGACGCCTCAGGCGATTCTCGTAAGTCGGTCAATGCCAGCCTCACCGATATCGCCATGCTCAAACAGGCAGGCTTCACGGTTATCGCACCGGCGGCCAACCCGCCGGTGAAGGATCGTATCAACGCCATGAACGCGATGTTCTGCAATGCACAGAGCGAGCGACGCTACCTGGTCAACCCGTTCACATGCCCGACTTACGCCGATGGCCTTGAACAGCAAATCTGGGCGCCAAACGGTGAGCCGGATAAGAGCCAAGGAAACGACCACGCCAACGACGGCGGTGGTTACTTCATTCACCGCGAGTACCCGATCATCAAGCCGGTCACCGCTATCAAAATGGGATACGCCCGATGAGCAACGACGTTTCCTTCAAGCGGGCGGACTTCATCGAAGCGCTGGATCGTTGGTCAACTGTTCGAGACGTCTGCTCAGGTCAACACCGCGTTGTCGACCGACTGCCGTACATCAACGCACACGACAAGTCGCCAGAGAATCAGGATCGCAACAAGGCATACCGCGAGCGCGCAGTTTTCAAGAATGCCACCGGGCATACCCGAAACGGGCTGCTCGGGCTGGCCTTTCACAAAGATCCGACGCTGACCATCGCAAAGAAGTTGGAATATCTGCAGGACAATGCCAATGGATCCGGTGTCAGCATCTACCAGCACTCGCAAGGCACGCTTGAAAAGGTGCTTGAGGCTGGACGGCATGGTCTCTACGTCGACTATCACCAAGACAGCGGCACCGGTGGGCACTCGGTGATCCTGTCGTACTGTGCCGAAGACATCATCAACTGGCGCACCGGAATGGTGAACGGTCACAGCGTACTGACACTGGTGGTGTTGAGTGAGTCGCCGGAGATCGAAGACGGATTCGGTTTCAAGGTGGTCGAGCAATACCGGGAACTGGCGCTTGAGGATGAAGGTTTTGTCTGCCGTGTTTGGCGCAGATCCGGGCCGAAAGGTGGCGGGCCATTGGCCGTTGTTCAGGAGTTCAAACCCACAGGCACCGCCGGGCGCTTGAAAGAGATCCCGTTCACCTTCGTCGGCGCACAAAACAACGACCCAAGTATCGACGAGTCGCCGCTGTACGACATTGCGATGATCAACCTTGGTCACTACCGCAACAGCGCTGATTATGAAGACAGCGTCTTTTGGTGTGGCCAGGCCCAGCCATGGATATCGGGGCTGGATGAGCAGTGGCGCGACTGGATGGAGAAGAACGGCGTTTACGTCGGTTCCCGCGCACCAATGATGCTGCCAGCCGGTGGCCAGTTTGGGTACGCCCAACCATTGCCGAACACGTTGGTGAAAGAGGCCATGGCTGACAAGAACCAGATGATGATCGAACTGGGTGCGCGGATGGTCGTTGCATCATTGGCTACCAAAACAGCGACTGAGTCGCGCGGTGATCAGTCTGCATCGACCTCGGTACTCGCAGGATGCGTGGCCAATGTTAGCGAGGCTTACACGCGGGCGATCATGTGGTGTTGCAACTACATGGGCGTTAGCGACACGAAGGTTGCATACCAGGTCAATCAAGAATTCGTTGAGCTGATGGCTGATCCGCAGATGATCACGGCCTTGGTTGGCTTGTGGCAGAACGGCGGCTTCGCCAAAGCGGATCTTCGGGCGTACCTACGCAAGCTGGGTCTCATAGCGCCCGAGCGTACAGATCAACAGATCGACGGCGAGCTGGCCGAGCAGGGCGACGGACTTGGCTTAGATGACGAGGACAATCTAAATGGCGGCAAACCAAGCGATCCTTGACGCCACGATCCGGCACGCGGTTTTCCTCGAAAAGTTGAAGGCGGGGGAGGTTGGCAAGTTCGCGCCCTTCCTGAAGGAAATCGACCGCTCGATTCGCGACCGACTCACTCAGTCAAATCTGACCGAATACAACGTGAAGCGACTGGAGGCGCTACTGAAGGAAGTCGACAGCCTGTTGCTTGGAATCTTCGACCGCTACAGCGCGCAGCTGAATCTCGACCTGATCGACATCGCCAACTACGAAGCTGAGTTTGAGGCGTCCAGTCTGGTTCGGTCTGCACCTGTTGGTGTCTCGTTGGATATAGTCGCGCCGACGGCAGCGGCTATCCGCTCCGCAGTGCTGACAAATCCACTCAGTGTGCGTGGTACCGGCGGTGGCAAGCTTTTGAAGTCGTTCATCAAGGGTTGGTCTAGCGCGGAGCGTGATCGTGTGACTGGCACGATTCGGCAAGGCTTCTTCGAAGGCCAAACGAACTTTCAAGTCATTCGAAATATTCGCGGCACGAAGTCGGCCGGATACAAGGATGGAATCCTCGCCACCACCAGCCGCAATGCCAGCACGGTTGTGCACACCGCAATCCAGCATGTGTCGTCTCAGGCGCGCATGGATGTGGCCAAGGCCAACACTGACATCGTGTCCGAGGTTGAGATGGTCGCCACGCTGGACAGCAAGACCAGTCAGCAGTGTCGGTCGATGGATAAGCGACGGTTCCCGGTAGATTCCGGGCCGAGACCGCCGTTTCACCCAAATTGTCGCACTACATTTGTGCTGTTGACCAAACTCAGCGAGATGTTCGCCAAGGGCGCTTCCCGGGCTTCGGTGGGCGCAGATGGAGCAGGGCAGGTAAGTGCGAGTCTCGACTATTACCACTGGCTTCAGCAGCAGCCGGATTCGTTTCAGGACGTGGCAATCGGGCCGGTGCGGGCAAAGCTGTTTCGCGAGGGTGGATTGAGCGTTGAGCGCTTTGCAGAGCTGCAGCTCGATCGAAACTTCTCTCCGCTAACTCTAGTGCAGATGCGCAATCTAGAGCCCTTGGCTTTCGAGCGTGCAAAACTATAGGCTGACGACCTTTTAGTCTGAGTCGCGCCTTTATGCTTAAAAAATTGACAGCAAGTGAAATTAACCAGGTGGTAAGGATTTTCCAGTCCGCTATTACCAATCGCGAAAATGCGGCAGTGGTTTTGAATGAGGTGATGGCTATTCACAAGCTGAACACCGATTTAATTGTTCACTCAAAAGCTGTCGATCACGGCTTAGTCACTGCTTTATTAATAATGTTAGAAAACCCCGACATTTATGATCTCGAAGGCGAAAAATTGCCGCTGATCACCCCAATCATCGAAAAAATCTGCGTTGCCCGACCAATCCTCAGTCTGCGTGATAGGGGACGGCGCTTTGAAGTTGAAATAGGTCTTTAACGCAAACCCGCTTCGGCGGGTTTTTTTATGCCTGCAAAGCGGGCAACACATACCCAAGGGGTGCATCAACATGGCAGAAGAAAACGAAATCGACCTAGACAACCCGGCAATCAAGGCCGCTATCGCGACTGCCATTGAGGCCTCCGTATCTGGTCTGAAAACCAAAAACTCCGAACTGCTGGGCAAGCTGAAGGAAACCACCGGCAAGCTCAGCCAGTTCGAAACTCAGTTCGAGGGCATCGACATTGACGCCGTCAAAGGCTTGCTCAGCCGGGCCGGCCAAGACGAAGAAACCAAGCTGCTGACCGAGGGCAAGGTGGACGAGGTCTTCAACCGCCGCACCGAGCGCCTGCGTGGCGACTACGACAAGCAGTTGAAGACGGTCACAGCGCGCGCCGAGAAGGCCGAAGCATTCGCCGCCAAGTTCCAGGGCAAAGTCCTGGGCGACTCAGTACGCGGGGCAGCACTCAAAGCCGGCGCACTTCCTGAAGCAACCGACGACATCATCTTGCGCGCCAAAGGCGTGTTCTCGTTGAACGAAGAGGGCGAAGCGGTCGCCGTTGATGAATCCGGCCAGGTCATCCTCGGCAAAGACGGCAAGACCCCTCTGACTCCGCTCGAATGGGCGGAATCTCTGCGCGAAAGCGCACCTCATCTGTGGCCAAGGGCTTCAGGAACACAAGCCCCGGGCGGGGGTGGCGGCCAGGCTGCATTCAAGCGCTCCGAAATGACTGCCGAGCAAAAGCGCGACTACCAGCGCAAGCACGGCCAAACCGCATATCTGCAATTGCCCAAGTAAGGGGATTCACCCATGGCAACGACTGTTAACAGCGACCTGATCATCTACAACGATGAGGCGCAAACCGCATACCTGGAGCGAGTCCAGGACAACCTCGATGTGTTCAACGCATCGTCCAACGGCGCGATCGTGCTCGACAACGAGCTGATCGAAGGCGATTTCCGCAAGCGCTCGTTCTACAAGATCGGCGGCTCGCTGGAGCATCGTGACGTCAACTCCACCGGTAAAGTGACCGCGAAGAAGATCGGCGCCGGTGAGGCCGTCGGCGTCAAGGCGCCGTGGAAGTACGGCCCATACCAGACCACCGAAGAAGCTTTCAAGCGCCGCGGCCGGCCGGTCGACGAGTTCTCCCAGATCATTGGTGCCGACGTTGCCGACGCCACTCTGGAAGGTTTCATCCAATACGCCACTGCTGCACTGCGCGCCTCGATCAGCTCCAACGCTGACATGGTGGTTTCGGCCAACATCGAGACGGATGGCAAAAAGACCCTGACCCGCGGCATGCGTAAGTTCGGCGACAAATTCGGTCGCATCGCGCTGTGGGTCATGCACTCCAGCGCTTACTTCGACATCGTCGACGAGGCGATCGCGAACAAGGTTTATGAAGAGGCCGGTGTTGTCATATACGGCGGCCTGCCCGGCACTCTCGGCAAGCCGGTGCTGGTGACCGACACCGCGCCGGCTGATGTGATCTTCGGCCTGTTGCCAAATGCAGTGGTGATCACTGAGTCTCAGGCGCCCGGTTTCCGCTCGTATGCGGTGAACGACGAAGAGAACCTCGGCATCGGCTACCGCGCCGAAGGCACCGTCAACATCGATGTTCTCGGCTACAGCTGGAAGGAAACCGCGGGCGGCGCGAACCCTACGCTTGCCGCAGTGGGTTCGGCTGCGAACTGGGTCAAGCATTCCAACAGTAACAAGGTGACTGCTGGTGTGTTGATCACCTTGACTACCACGCCACCAGCCGGCGGCTGATACCGGCCCTGACAGCGGCCAGCGATGGCCGCTACGGAGATTTTATGGAACTGGTTTACTCCACTCAGAATACGGATTTCGAGCCGGAAAAGCGGTATCGAAATCCTGCGCACTTTGATCGGCCTGAAGCGGGTGTGACGCACGCAGTTGTGATTGGCGACTGGCCGAAAGTGATAGACGCCTATGAGGCACTGGGCGTCGAAGTGTCAGTGTTGAAGACTGTGATCAACTCACCGGTTGATTCGGGTGATGCTGACGCCATTGCCAGCCTGGAGCAGGACAACGCGACGCTGCGCGCCGAGCGCGACGGCGTCCTGCGACTAATCGAAGCCGCTGAGGGGCAATCGGAGCTGGAACACCCGGGCGCCGGCGAATTGCCGATCCGCTTGTTCGGTGCGCTGAAATCCATTCACGAAGGTTTCGAAACCCTCACGGGTGAACGCGACAACTTGGCGAGCGAGGTTGAATCGTTACGTGGCGAGGTTGCGCGCCTCAAGGCAGCAGCGGAGCCCGTCGACAACGCTGAGAAGATCGCGAGCCTCAAAGCGCAACTCGACGCCGCCAATGTGACGTATCGGGCGAATGCTTCGGTAGAATCGCTGGAAAAGGCAGTTGCTGATCTACACCAGGCGTAACCACCCGGGCGCTGACAACACGGCGCCCGATCCAGCACACCACAGGGAGCTGATTCATGACTCTCATCATCGAGGACGGTACCGGCAAACCTGACGCCGAGAGCTACGCATCTGCCGAAGATCTTGCCAAGTACGCCGTGAAGTTCGGCGTGACCATCCCGGCGGAAGTGCCAGCACAGGAAGCGCTGCTGCGCCGGTCCGCGCTGGCAATGGATGGCATGACGTGGAAAGGGCGAAAGTCCAACAGCGAACAGGCGCTGTCCTGGCCACGCCGCGGCGTCGAACTGGATTACGAAATCAAGCCAGACAACTACCTGCCGGCGCGGATCCAGTACGGCCAGATGGCTTTGGCCGCCGAGATCCATACCGACGACGTCGACCCGATCGAGAAACGCAAAGGCGCGGTAACCCTGGAGCGTGTCGAGGGCGCGGTGACTCGCGAGTACGCGGCGATCCCAAACACCAGCGGCCGACTGCTGCCGGCGGCGCCGGATCGTCCGAGCGCAACCCAGTTTGCTGACTACCTACAGAAGCGCGGTCTGTTCGCAGTGCGCGCATAGCTGAAACGGAGCCAACATGGCCTTCTACGACGAAATGGCCGTGATGGCTCTGGAGATGATCACAGAGTTCGGCCAGCCCGTGACCATCAGTAAGACTGAGCCGGGCGAGTATGACCCTGAGTTGGGCGGTGAAGCACCAGGTGCTACCGTCGAGCAGACTGCCCAAGGCATCCTGCTCGACTTCACCGGCCAAGAATTCCAAAACAACAGCCTGATCCGCCAGGGCGACAAGAAGCTCAAGATCGCTGCGCAGGGCCTGGAGTGGGTTCCGGATCTGCTGAACAAGGTGATAACTCAGGGGCGCACCTGGTCGATTGTGCCGCCGTTGAAAGAAGTGAATCCCGCCGGCACGCCGATCCTTTATGAGCTTCAGGTGCGGTCATGACCATTAACGTTGAGTGTGTTTTTTCGTTGCTTACATTGATACCTAGACAAAGATTTCAGGGCGTAATAGCGTTGTGCCTTAATTTCCAGTCTTGAGCTGAGTATATGGATATTCGCGGTTTTATCGCCCTCGTTGGCATAGCTACTTTCTTTTCAGCAGCATCCCATGCTGAAACCGATGTAAAAAAAGAGATCATCGACCGCTGTAAGGCGCAGATGGATAAGTATGGTTCGGCAATGGTTAAGGCCTGCGTTGACCAAGATCTCGAGGCAGTAGCTGAGCTTAAACAGATACCATCGGAGTACGACCCAACAGTCGCTCGTTGCATGAAGCAAATGCGCAAGTACGGTTTCAGCATGGTCAAGGCGTGTGCTGATCAGGATATTGAAGCCGCCAAAGCGCTAAAGGAATACTAGGTATTAATCAAGTATTCCTAGAAATTCAATTAACCGAAGCCCGCTCATCGCGGGTTTTTTTACGACTGCACATTATAGGCGGGGCTGAATAATGTCGAGGTATCCGGCTTCCCTAAGCGGCAGCTTCGCCCTGAGCCTCGCCGAGTTTGCCACCCAGACCAGCGAAGCAATCGACGCCAGTGTGCGCGAGATAATCATCGAGGTCGGCAGCAGCCTGATTCGCATGTCTCCCGTGGGCAACCCGGAGATCTGGGCGCAGAACGCAGTCGCAACCGAGTACAACAAGGCGGTCGACGAACACAACACTGCGCTGCGCAGCGACTCGGCCAATCTGACCAAGGGCGGCAGGCTCAAGAAAGGTCGCAAACTCAACGACGGGATGGACGTGATCGCACCTGAAGGCTATGTCGGCGGCCGCTTCCGCGCGAACTGGCACATATCCCTCGGGATGGTCGAGAACATCACCTTCGACGAGGTCGACCCGAGCGGCGCCGAAACCACTGCCGCGCTGGTCGCCGCAATGAGCGACTTCACCGCCGGCCAGATCGCCTACATCATCAACAATCTGCCTTACGCAATTCCGTTGGAGTTCGGCCATTCCACGCAGGCACCCGGCGGGATGGTTCGGGTAACCGTGGCTCGCTTCCAGCAGATCGTGCAGGAGGCCATCAGGAACAATCAGGTATGAGTCACGCGATCATCGCCTCTATCTACGAAGCAAAGCTCATCACTTGGAACAATGCGAGGCCGGAGAAGTTGAAGATCGTCTTTGAGAACATGGCGTACACGCCGGCAGCGGATGAAACCTATCTGCGAGCGTTCACGCTCCCGGGCGATACCGCGAGCAACACGCTCGGCGGCGATCACCGGCTGTTCACTGGGGTCTTCCAGGTGAGCATCATCGCGCCGGCGGGCACCGGGAAGACCAAGACGAACCTCATAGCGGAAGAACTGATCGATCTGTTCCCATTATACGCCAGGGACACGAAGGGCTTGGTTACCGTGGTGACGATGTCGCCAGTCGACCCAGGCCCCGGCACCACCGGCGATTCCACCTACACCGTCCCGGTCTCGTTCTTGTACCGAGCCGACACCAATTGAGCGACTCGCGCTAGAATCGATCCACGTAAATGGGTAGGTAGGGCGTCACCATGGATGAAGATACAAAAGCGCGATTACAGTGGCTGGATGAGTCGGCCGATGATCACGCTTGGAACAACCGCGACGAGATTATTGCCAGCGACAGGTGCATCTGCACTGCCTGCGGGGAATGGTCTACGCCGAGTCAAATTACGAAGTGGTATCTGGAAAAGCATGCTTGTTGTCCTTTCTGCGGCCTTACCGGGGTCGTCATTGGCTCCAAATCTGGGTTGCCCCTTGAGGCTTATCAAGACTGCCGTATTCCTGAATAACGGAACCGCCAAATAATTCGCCCATTGGGCAATCCCGAGAACCCGCCATTGAGCGGGTTTTTTCATATCTGCAAAGAGGAAATACCTATGGGCTACAAGATCCCGAACGGCGGCACTTTCCAGCACGCTGCAACCTATGCCGCTGCACTGGCGTTCGCTTCCATCACCAACGCCACTGAAGCTGTGGCCACCGTTGTGGGCGGCACGCTGAGCGCCGGCGATATCGTGTTGCTGGCTTCGGGCTGGAGCAAGCTGGACAGTAAGGTGGTTCGAGTGAAGGCGGCGACTGCCACGGCAATCACGCTGG